CAGGTGGAATCACTTTTTAATGACACGGGAGATTTCAATGAAATCATGAAGACCTTTTAACTATTTTATTTTATTATACCAATACTTCGAGCTTTGACGCAGTGCGTCATTTGCCGTCTTTCTCGACATATCCTTCGTTACACTCTGGAGGATAACCGGACAGCAATGGTTCCAAGCGGTATCCTTTAAGCTAAAAATAACACCCCGAACCAGTAACAGTCCATCCATCATTTCCAGCAACCTGCCTGGGTTGAGCGCCATACATATTATACGCGCCCACAAGCTCTGTAATTTTCTTGTCTGCTTCTTCTGCTAATTCTTTATAATTTCTTGACGCACTGACTCTATCCTTGGCTGAAAAGACTCCTCTTTTTATTGTGGTATCTCCTTCGCGTAGTTCAGTCCATTCGCTTTCATTAAAGGCTGAGGCCGAACTTGCGTCGTAAAGGCTTCTAAGCACCCTTCTTGCCTCTTTAAAGTAATAGTCCTTGATATAAATCTGAACGAGTATTTCTTTTTCTTCTTCTTGAAGTGGCGGGTTTACATCTCCTCCTGAGCCAGTGTATCCAAATGATTGGTTGATTAAAACATTTAATTGTCCTACATGCCCGCTTAGGCTACCAGATATGGTCAACAGTTCAGCAGCTTTCTCTGTAGTGCCGGTAATGAAATCAAAATCGTACAGAAGTACGCCGCTAGCTATTTGACCTATCTGATTAAGGGACATTAGAATTGCTCTCCAAGTATCTTGAGTAATTTCTTACCTTGCTCTGATTCTGGATCAACGATTGGTTTAGTGACTTGAACCACTTTGTTCGCGCCGCCAGTAGTATACTGGGAGTACGCCTTTTTGAGTTTTGTTTTCAACATTGCTTTTGTTCCCGATGGAAACACCCCAGATTTAACTGCTAGTTCTTGCAAGCTGGTAATCGGCATGGTTTCTATTGCTGAGTCAAACGCTTCTGACGTATCGTATCCAAACGGATTCTTTTCTTTGAAACCCATTAATTGCTCGAGGTCTCTTGCTTCTTTTGATTCCTCTTTTAAATGATCAACTCCGTCACTGAATTCCATCGGTGCTTTTGTTGCCTTTTTTCTTGTGTTTGTTTTTTTAGCCATGATTTTTCCTTTTTCCTTTATTTATTATATAAATATATGTTAATATCCACAAACAAAAAATCCACCATAAAGGTGGACTTTTTGAAAGTTTCCTTTGAGACTCTATTATAGAGTGATTCCAGTAAGAACTCTGTCATCAAGGATCATACGACCTTCTTCAAGAGAACCGTAGTATCCAATTTTTTGCTGACGAATACTATACTGATCATCTGCCAAGAGAGTAAACTCGGATCCTGTTTCAGAATCAAGAGCAACTGCGCGGAATAAAGATTCACGCGTACGGTCAAGACCGATAACTAAATCTGTTCCAGCTCCGCCAAGACCAGTCCATACATTTGTGAACTTTTGACCTGCGCCAAGCTCATTGATTTCCATGATGGAAATACCGTAGAACTCAGGAATACCAGCGTTTTGATAAATTGCGTTGCGCATTTCATCGGTAGCTGCAATGCCGTCAGCTCCAGTACCACCAACTGGGCCAGTGTTAGTATTAACAGGATTGTAAGCCATCGCACGAAGACCTTGAACAGCCTCAGGACTCATGATCATATCAGTGATTCCTTTGATTCGGCCTTCTGGAGTTCCACCTGTCCATGCAGTGTTGATTCGTTTTGCTCTAGTTAAAAGCTTATTGAAATCATCAAGGATCAATGTGGTTCCATTAGCTGCGTTAGTGTGAGCTACACCGTTTGTGCTAGCAGCAAATAATGCTCCTAGGATCAAGTTTGCAGAAGTAGATTCTTGACGAAGAAGAATTTCTTGAGCAATACGAGTAAATGATTTACCAACAACGTCTAAACGAGACTTAGCGGCGTAGCGTTTGTCGAAATCAACAGCGCTATCAAGACGATAAGTCGTGAACTTCATTTCTGAAGCAGTTGGTGTTACAGTATTGGTTGGAAGACCACCAGGAACTGATGTGCTGTAAACCTTTACGTAATCTGGAGCAGTAACATCATAGTAAAGATCCAAAGGAATACTAGGACTGTCCATATCGTTAAACTGGAAGTTTGTGAATAAGTTACTAAGCGTAGGAGCTTGGTTTACAACCTCGGCTAAAACTGGTCCGATGAATTCTGCCAATGCCATTTGTGCTTCGTAAGCAACTTCGCGATTTCGTGAGGCCATAGCCTTTACGAGCTCGACTTGTTCTTCTGTTCTCTTAAGTGTAATTTTCATTTTTTTTGATACTCTCTAGTTAAATATTAAAGGTCAAGTTTGATTACGTAGTAAGCGCCAGTTGATCCGTCTCCTGCAAAATAGTCAGGATTTGTTCCAACATCGTCGCGATCTCCTTTTCCTATGCAAATTCCAGCTTTTCTGTTGGCAGCATTGATAACGAACTTTCCTGCGTTTAGTCCTGCGCCAATATGAACAGGCTGACCTACGATGAGGTTTCCAACCACTCCGCTTTGAGCTACAGTAATGATACCCTTGGATAAAACAGGAACTGCTTCACCAGGAAGAACTCCGTAAAGCTCAAGAAGTTTTTGCTTGTAGTAAAGGAACTTCTCACCATTTTCATCAAAAGCGATGGTCTGGCGAAGAGTAACTCCTAAAGCGTGGGAAACATCTGGGTCAACAAGTGCTCCGTCAGCAACACTAACTTTTAAGGGTACTTCAGGGTAAGAATTTCCACCCACGTGAGGGTAGTTAGTTTTACCTAAGTAAGATTGTAATTGAGCTGTACCGTTTGCGACAGGCTCTTGAGTCATATCGCCGTTGGTCACTGATACGATCACGCCTGCGTCCCAATCACCATTAGATGCGTGGGTCATGTCTGCCAAAGTTAAGCTTGATGTATCAAGCGAAAACAAGTTGACAACGTCGTGTTCGTTGTATTGTCTGAATGGAAGTAGTCTATTAGCCATTTTATTTTTCCTCTATTTTAGTATTGAATGTTTACGTTATCCTTCGAGAAAGCTTGTTTAAATTTTTCCCTTAAAGTTAGTTGGTCTTGAGTTGCATCGCCATTATTGTTGGCAACCACCTCTTCTTCGATTTCTGCATTTTCGATAGCTTCTTCAACAACCTCTTCGGTTGATTCTTCTGCTACTTCTTCTGTAGATTCGCTTGCGGAAGAAAGCTCAGAAATTCTCTTTTGAACTTGCTCTTCAACTTTAGCTGCAATAGCTTTTTGTTGTTCTTCCTTGAAAGATTTTGTTTTGTGCTTCCACATTACAGAAAGTTTTTCCTTATACTCAGCATAAGCTTCTTCTGTGGAATCAAGTGATTTAAGATCAGAAGCAAGAACGACTCGATCTTCGTCTTCTAATTCGAAAAGATCATCAAGTGCGCTCATTCTGTCGTTAAACTTCTCGGAAGCTTCTTTTGCGGCTGCTTCAGTTTTGAGAAGCTCAACTTGCTGATTCATTGCTGCGATTTCTTCTTTTAAAGATTCAATGGTCTTCTTAGACTCTTCGGAAGCTTGAACGAGTTCTTCGTTTGCTTTTCCCATTTCTTCTTTGTCCGCTTGCCACTGGTCATTCTTTTGAATGATAGCGTCATGAAAAACTTTAGTGATGTTGGCAATAGCCTCTTCAGAAAGTTTCTTAGACGAAGCTTGAGCTTCTAAGGTTTCTTTTACTTGGTTTAAAATTTCTTGTTCCATAATGATATTAGGTTTTAAGTTCTTGCTTAAATTTACATCGTGTTTACGTAAATGGGAACTTTTTTTATTTTTTATTTCTATTTTTTCATAGCTGGAGCTTTCTCCGCTATCTTTTAGTTTAAATTCTCGGATGCTTTTTTCGTCTACAGTTAAACCCTTTACGGCGGCTGCTGGATTAGCTGTGAAGCCGATTCCAAGAGGATAAACATCTCCAACGATCAAGCGATGAACTTCTTCTCCGTCGTCGTTTCTTCCGTTTCCTCCATATGCCTTAAGAAATTGTTTATTTTCTTCTTTGCCTTCTTCGTCTTCGATAATTTTCGCATCTTTTAAATTGTCGCTTCCAATGGCAATTACATAATCATTGAATCCAATTTCCCAGCTCGCTGATACTTTTTGATAAAGCTCATCCTCTTCATCTACGGATTTCTGAACGAGTTCTGCAAATTCGGGGTTAACTGTTTTATATACAACAGAAGATAATGCAATATTAAAAGGCTCATCACTTGCAGCCGCTTCTTCTTCGCTCATCAATTCGTTTGTGCCAAACTTAGAGAATGAAGCTCCTACGACATGTCCAACCACTTTCTTTCTTTGATGCTCTATATTGGTGGGCTTGTGAATGAAGTAGTCCTTTATAGCTATCGCGGTCTCGGTATCGATTCCATCTCCATTCTTATTGAACATGTTTGCTACAGCGCCGTTAAATGCTACTCCAACTAAATCAATGTTCTTTCCAAAATCAATATCTTCTGGTATCAAGTCCCTTAAAGATTCAACAGACGCTAAAGATTCAATCTGTTCGCTTTTCGGGCTAGAAGCTACAACACTTTCAGAAAACTTACATATATACTTAAAAGGTAAACTCATATTAATATATTAATACACAAGATTATTTATTATCAATATTTATTTTTTTACTATGATAAAGTATAGAAGCAGGATAAGATACAATTTCATGCTGTTCAGAAATATCTAAAACATCAGATAAAATATTTAATTTTTCAATATTATTAAAATCTTCAATACAAGAGCTTAATGCTTTTTCCCATTGGCCATGTTCTGTTGACATAACTATGCTTTCTGTCAATGTATCTATAATACCCTTGTGTTCTTTAGATAATCTTTTCTTGCCGTAGTGGTTCTTTAGCGCCGATTCAGCTTGCTTGCGTAAAGCTTCAATGCTGTACACCACTTCTTGAATATTCTTTCTGCTGTGAACTTCGTCCGAGGCAAATACTCCACTAGGCTTGGTTGTTGTTCCTGCTGGCCTGCCATTGTCTTTTTTTACGGCAGGCTTTGCTGGTTGAGGCTGTCCTGGCTGAGGAGGAGGCGGTCCCTTTTTCATTTGTTCCTGAGATACCTTTTGCTGCTCAATGCTCATTTCGTGCTGCTCTTCTTTCATTTCTTGATCTTCTTCGCTTAGAATAGGCTGAGATGCAGACAACGGAGTATAAAACCCTTTCTCTCTATCTTCAACAAATCTTTCTTGCGCTGGGCGAAGATCTTGAGGGTCTGGGTAAACACCTTTCTTTAGAGCAATCATTCCCTGTTCTGGGGTTATGATTCCCATCTCGATTAACCTGGACGTTACTCTTTGTAGTTGCACTTCATCCTTGATGTCTATCTCTACGAATTTCGCCGTTGGGAAATTCTTAAAACCCATTGCTTGACAAACTTTCTTTATCTGGGGCTGCATAAAGTCATTAAGAAATGCACTTCTAGCTTCTTTTAATCTCTCTAGAAATATCTGAGCTTTTACTTGAGTGCTTGAGTAATTCTCTTTACCCACAATAATGTTCTGTAAACCTTCCTTGATGTCTTCGTTTACTATTTGGTACTTGGTCGGACCTAGAACCTTATTTAGATCAGGTATAACAAATTCCGCCTTGGTTGTGTAGTCCGCAATCAAAGCACGCCCAATGCTTTCATTCTGGAAGAGGGATTGCATTGCTTTTAAATTATTTGGATTAACTCCTCCTTTGTCTGGAGTATTTCCCATCGTCACCAATAAGATTACATTTTCAATGGTACGAGTTATAGCTTGATCTATTTTCTTTAACTCCATTTTCCAATTTATATCATCAAGTACAGAGAAACCAAAAGGAATAGCAAAAGGCTCATAATCTTGTTTTTTATAAAAAGAAAAAATTAATTTATTAGGATCTAAATCAACCATGATTCCGTCTGACATCCACTGGTTCTGCTTTATTTTATCTTTGGCGTCTTTAGGTAACGCATTAAACATTTCTTGGTCATAGTCAGACTGAGGGAACTTCAACTTCTCTATATCGTACTCACTTAGTATTTTTTTATAGATGCCATTCTTTGCGCTGAAAGTNAANGCTCTGTCNGCCACAAAGTCATATGGGTTTAAAAATATGTAACCAACAGGTATTTTCTTGGATCCGATGTTTTTACTTTCTGCTCCATAAACCTGATTCAGTTTAATTAAATCTTCTGTAGTGAACTTGCCGTCCAGCTTATACATGAAAACATTCCCTGACCTATAATACTCCCTGAAGTATTGATCCTTTAACTTCCATATGTTTATTTTCTGCATCCATTTGTCTATGAATATCTTGGCTTTCTCTGAACCTCCGTCTAAATAAATGTCTGAATTTGAGAACTCAGCCATTACGTCTATAGCGTTCCTAAAGATTGGTACGTTCGCATAAGCTTTCTGACAAAGCTCAATAGAAATCCTTGGGCTTACATAAGAATCCTTGTACGAGTACGGCAA